TAGTGATTTCCCTATATATAGAGAAAACTTATACAAAGGGAGGGTGCTAAAGAAATAAATGTATGAATTACTAATTAAGATTATGTATGAGTTAGACTATCGTAAATTTACCATACAAGAATTAGAAGAAATGAAAGACATACTTAATCAATTCAATAAAGAGGTACTAGAAGTAAGGTTAAAAGAAATAAAAGAAGATAAAGGAATTACTTATAAAAAGGAGGACAAATGAAAGACTTAGATACGGGGTTATTGGTTACTATAAATTACTTTGGTGTAAATACTCAACAAAGAAAGCTCCAGGAGGAAGTATTCGAGCTACAAGAGGCTATATTTGATCTAGAGAATAGTCCATTAAGCGAGTACGAAAATAGACTAGATAACTTTAAAAAGGAATTGGCTGACGTGCATAATATATTAAGACAATTTCAGCTAGAGTTTGGGATTGCCGATGAAGAGCTTATACTAGATAGAAGTAATAAAAACAATAGGACATTAAAAAGGATACTTGAGGGATATTATAAGAAAGGATAATATATGAGGTATTTACTAGAGTGGTTAAGAGATAAATATAACGCCGAGTTTGACGTAGTACACAATAAAGTATACATAAGAAAAGAAATGCAAGTAGGCGACTTTATAGAGCTTAAAAATATACTAATCAAATGGGGAGTAAAAGATATAATTTTAGAATGTGGAGGTAAAATGTATGACAAAAAAATATAAATTTATAAAGAATGGAATAGATGATTATACACTTAAGTATAAAGATAAGGAAATAAACTTTTGTAGTAAGGTAGAAATGGTAAAAGACTTACAAGAAGTTACTAAAAACGCTAGGCTAGAAATGGTAGCCGACTTATCTAAAAAAGGTATGAGTGTCCAGGATTTAATCAAAGAACATAAAGAGGGTAGTAAAATAATATACGACCATTCTAACAAAGATTTCGTAGAGCAAGGATATATAGAACAAGAACAAGCTAAAGTAGTAGATAGGATATGTAAGCAAGTATTCAATATGGATAGTTCAGCTATCATACTAGATATAGGCTTTACTGATGAAAAAGAAGTAGAAGAGTTCTACAAAGAGTTTGGCGATATACTAGCAAACTCAACTCCCAGAGGATAATCAAGGGAAAAAGGGAGGTAAAATGATAATATGCCTCCCTTACGACCTTAAGGATATATACCCTTTTTGGTGTAGGAACTATGGCAACATTAAGTTTGACGATTTATTGACGTTAGGTTACGAAGAGTTTAGTATGAAATTAAATAGTATTCCCAAAAACGAACCTCTTTACGATATAATTAAATCAAGAGCAATCAACTTGGAGTCAATAAAGGATAAAGACCAACGTAAGTATTGGCGAGAACTTAAAGAAGCTAATAAAATACCAGATATTTATATACCTACTGAAACCATAAGAAATGAGTTAAAAAAAGAAGTTGGAAAAGTAAAGGTGGACTAAATATGGTAAACGAAAACTTAAAAGAGTTTATGGATAAAATAAAATATGAAGATAAGGATATAGCTTATTATGTAGATGAAGAAAAAGGGACTTGTTTCCCTATAGCATTAACAAACCTATATCCTAGTATAACTAAATTAGAGTTAGAAAAAGGTAATAAAACACAAGCTGGAGCATTGGAAAGAGCAAAATACGAGCAAAAGATAGAAAACAAAGACTATAAGATAGTGGATATAGATAAGCTAGTATCTAAGTATGAGATAACTAAGATAGAAGCTGATAAGTTAACTTTAACAACTAAAAGAGTAAAAGGTGCTATCGTATGGAATGTAACAAACGGACTAGGTATACATTCTACTTACGAAGATAAAAAAGAAGCACTAGACTTATGGGATAGTATAAGAAAAGAAGTTCTTAAACACCGATAAGAATAAAAAGGGTTGTAAAAAGGGAACTACGGAGCCGATGATGTGAAGAGCATAGTAGTAGAGGGTTAAGCTGTCGGCTTAGTAAAGGAGTAAAAATGAAACTTAAGATAGAGTATGTAGATATAGATACTATAAAACCATATAAGAATAACGCTAAAAAACACCCTAGAGAGCAAATAGACCAGATAAAGAAGTCTATAGAGTTATTCGGTATGGACGACCCTATTGGTATATGGAAAGACGAAATAGTTGAGGGACACGGAAGATTAATAGCTTGTAAAGAATTAGGCTATACTGAAGTGCCTATAATACGTTTAGACCATTTAACTGATGAAGAAAGAAAAGCTTATACTCTAGCACATAATAAATTAACTATGAATAGTGACTTTGACTTAGATATGTTAGAAGAGGAACTAAATAACTTAAAAGAGCTAGATATAGATATGGAGGATTTTGGTTTTGACATACCAGAAGAGCAAGAAAACAACCAAGCCGAAGAAAGCGACGACCAATTTGATGATATAGAAAAACTAGAAAAACATTATGGCGTACCATATCAAGGTAATAAATCTAGAATAGCTGATATAATTATAAATATATTGCCTAAAGGAAACAGATTGGTTGATTTATTCGGCGGGGGGGGGGAGCATAACCCATTGTGGTTTATTAGCTAACAAATGGAATGAATATTTATATAACGACATAAACCCTTTAATTACTACTCTATTTATGGACGCTATAAATGGCAAATATCACGATGAAAGAAGAGTAATAACTAGAGAAGATTTCGAAAATTTAAAAGATACCGACTCTTATGTAAAATATATATGGAGCTTTGGAAATAATGGTACGGGGTATTTATGGGGCAAACATATAGAAGATATAAAATGTACGGCTTGCCATTCATTACTAGACGAAAACCTAACGGATAGACGTTTAGCATTCGTACACTTCTTACAAAAACTAGAAAATACCCAAGATACAACGCCTAATAGATTGGCACCTTTAGAGAGGTTACAAGCTCTTACACAGTTAGAGGCACTACAAAGGTTAGAGGCACTACAAAGGTTAGAGGCACTACAAAGGTTAGAAATTTCAAACATAGACTATCGAGATTACAAGTACAAAAAAGGCGATATAGTTTATTGCGACGTGCCTTACGAAAATTTAGGAAAAGGCAAATGTGACGATTACGGGTTAGAGTTTAATTCTAAAGAGTTTTACAAATGGGTAAAAGAGCAACCTTATCAAGTATTCTTTAGTAGTTACGAGATAAGTGACGATAGCTTTTACAAAATAAAGCTAAAATCAGTTATGTCTTTAATAGGAGCCGATACTAACGGAAAGTTTGTAAACGAATATCTATATAGCAACCAAGAAATCAAAATAGAGAGAGATAATGACTAACGAATGTTTTAAGCTATTAAAGGACTATAAACATAGACTAACAAAACAGCAATATAGAACCTTTAAAGGGCAAATACTAAAAGGCGACATAAGAGGATTTAGAAAAGGGTTATTTAATCTAATGAAAATAAAATATATAGGGAAGTGATACTATGGCAAAAACAGTACCTAATAGCGAAGCTACTAGGTTTGGAACCGGTATTGAACCGGTAAGTGCTGGTAGGAATGGTGGTATTAAAAGTGGCGAGGTAAGGAACAGGCGAAAAGAACAAATAGAAATACTTAAAAGGCTACTAGAAGAGCCTACTAAAAATGGTAAAACCTATGGGGAAAATATAACGTTAGGATTAATAAAAGGTGCTATGCAAGGTAAAGCTGAAAACTATAAAACTATAATGGATTATATAGATGACGCTGTTAATTCTACAGGTACACCTAGTATAGAAATAAGAGTAATAGACAATTCTAATTTAGAAAAGGTTATGTATGATGAAAAGAATTAACTTAGAGGAATTGGATAAAAGAAACGATCATTCTATAGATGATTTTATGAGAGGAGTGTTAGGTATGGAATTTATCAAAGTAGGTGACAAATACTTACTAAAAGGTAGTAACAGTGTAATACTATCAGAAGAGGAAAAGTTAAAGTATGAAAAAAACGAACTAATACTAAACAATAACGATTGTGATTGTGAAGTAGAAAAGATAAAAAAAGTAAGTAAGATAAATAAAAAGATAAAAGAGATAGAAAAAGAAAAAGCTACTAAAGAGGTAGCTGATGATACTATCGAAGAAACAAATAGCACTCTATAACGATATAATAAGTCCCTTTATTCCTGAAATAAGCGTACTAGGTTCTACACAAAGTGGTAAGACACATTGTATAGACTTTTCTTTTATTCAATATGCTAAAGAGTTGCAAAAATACGAGCAAGAGCAACGAAAAAATAAAGATTACGTGCCTCGAGATTACTACGGAGCCATAATTGGTTGGACTACTGACACTATCAAGTCCAATATAATAGAGCCATTAGAGAAAATACTTACTAATGAGTATCACTTTACTAATGGTAAAGAGTATGTCCTAAAATACGGACAACAAGATAAATATTTAGATATATACGGAATGAGGTTCTACTTCTTTGGATTTAATACCAACCTATCATTTAATAGGATACTAGGTAAACCTTTGATATTCGTATGGGTAGATGAGTCGGCGAGGATATACTCAAGTAACACCTTACAAGAGAGCTTTGACGAAATACCAGGACGTATGATGAGCTACTCGGGACACCCATACTACAAAAGAATAGACTCATATAACGTAGAGGGTAATGATAATCACCCTTATAAGGTAAAATACATAGATAATAAGGATAGTAAGAAATATGTCTTTTTCCCTTATGATAACCCCGTATTAGATACTGAAGATAAGATAAGGCAAGCGTGCCACTCATTTACGGGCACCTTAAGAGAGCAAAAGGTATTTAATAAGTGGGTAATAGCTGAGGGTAAAGTATTTAATAAGATAAATAAAATCAAGTCTATGGACGGCTTACAAATACGTGAAATCGGAATTGGTATAGACTATGGTTCAGTAAACCCTACTACGTTTGTACCTATAGCGTTATGTTATAGACAAAATGATCGTCGGTGGGTTCTGGTAAGGCTCCAATGCTACTATCACGATAGTAAAAAAGAGGGAGATAACCCTACTACGGAGTATTACTCTAAAGAACTTAAAATGTTTATATTACTACTTAAGGATAAATACGCTAACATACCTATAACGGATATAGTGATAGACTCCGAGGCTTCCCATTTTGATAATAGATTAATAACTGACGGAATAAAACACACTTTATCACGTAAAGGTAGTGGCTCAGTAGACGAGGGAGTACAGCACTTACAATCTTTATTAGATAAAGAGATATTCTACATATTAGAAGAGCCTAGTATTAGATATATCCTACCAGACGGAAGATATGAAGAAGACGTAGTAGATAGGAGCTTATTAGAGTTTGACTCTTACCAATACGATAGAGTTAAAAGTGCTAATAGTGGTATAAATTGCTATAAGAAAGAACTAGACCATAGCATAGACGCTACTAGATATATCATAAGAGAGTTTGTAGATAGTGGTAGGTGCCCTATAGTATGATAATTAAGTGTAAAAAAAGCCATAGGTTCTTATGTGAGGTAGATATAGAAAGCTATGTTAAAAACCTAAAGGATATTGGTATCGAGCAATTAATACCCTTACGTGTTACTATCCCGTGTCGGATATGTAAGCAAATAGAAGTATATAACGTGTATTTAACCCATTATCAGTTTATAGAAAACAAAGATAGACAAAAATAATCTATCTTTTTTTAATTTAGTGTTAATTTGTATTTGACATATCGTACGAGATATGGTAATATATATACAAGAAGTGAGGAAGTAAGGCACTTCTTAGGAAAGAGAGGAAATCGAAATGAAAAAACTAAATTATTATACAGCTATTGAAGAAATAACAAATGAAGAAGGGGAAAAAATTAAAATGAGAGTTAGTGCAGGAAGAGAAGACAATTTTACAAGCGAGTTTAAAACTATTGAGGAGGTAAAGAAAGCGATCAATAGAATTTATACAGCAAGACAAAGGAAAGACATTACTAGACACTATAAAGACGGAACTACAAGAAGAATAAGTCAAACCGAAATTAATGACATTAGATACATTATAAGAAAGCATTACGAAGAGATAGAAGAAATAGAAGTAACTGAGCACCCAAGAACTTTCAACGAAGATAAAAAAGTTGAGCAAGAAGAAACAAGTATATAAGAGGATAAGATGAAAGTAAAGGAGTTAAGAAAAAAATACAAGGGTTATGATATAGTTCTATTTGGCAGACCATTGAGTCAACCCACTATACCATTTACCCTTTTGCCGAAAGGCAAAGAGATAGATGAAATGGAAGTAGTAGAAACTAACATTATCAATAAAGAGTTTACTCAATATGGTGTTAGTTTTAAAACTATGAAACCTATCAAACCTCAAAAGATGAAAGGAACTATTAACGTATATGTTAAGTAAGAAAGGGTTAAAGTATATCCAGGAGTACAACAAAGAGCACTATAAAACATTTAAGGTAGACCTTAAGAAAGAAGAGTTAGAGGGGTTAAACAAGCTCCTCTTAAAATGTAATCTTACTAAGGCTCAGTTCTTAAGAAATGCTATTGACACTTTAAAGTGTAAAGAAAAGCAAAAAGGTGATACTTTAAAAAAATAGTGTTTGATAGACAAGATTATAAATGATATATTGTAATTAGAAACGAAGTGCAATTTTGGAGTTATTGACTCGCATTTAGAAGCACAGCCTAGAGAGGTTGTGTTTTTTTATGTTTAAGAAGATACTTCAGAAGATACACGATACTAAAAAATGGAAACTCTACCTATTTTACGACGGAGTATTGATTAAAAAAATCAAACTAAGAGATGAGCTATTCGATAAAAAACCCATTTACATAACCATAGTAGGACATAAAGATAAGTTCGGTAAGTTTATAGTAGGGCGTATAGTAACACCCGTTAGAGTGCTTAAAACTGACGAAATAAAGAAGATTACCTACTTAGGTGTAATAGATGAAGTAGGAGTTGAGTTTAAATGAATGGAAAACTAAGAGCAAGCGAAATACTAAGAGCTCCTTTTATACAGATAAAGACTAAAGTAAGTGTACCAGGATATACAAATGGAATACCAAATATAAAAGACGAAGTTAAATACGTATTAGCTCCAAGTGCTAAAAAGATAGGTACATATATCCGTAACCAACTATTCGGTAGCGACTTAGTTACACAAACGGAGGGCTTAGATATTAATTGGCTAATGCCAACACTAGGAGAAGCACTAGAAGAAGCCGTATACGATAGAGAAAGTTTTATTTATATACATAAGTTTGATAATAAGGTTTATCTAGAGTGTATACCAAAGTGTATGATACATAACTTAGTGCAGAAGTTTGATAGAGTCATAAGCTGTGATATTATCCAAGACTTTGAAATAGGTAAAGAGGTTTATTCATTAGAACGTCATATCGTACTAAAAGAAGACGGAACCTCAACGATCAAATACCAAGCTTATGAAAAAGTTAAAAATAAAGATGAGTGGATAAAGATAGATATAGGTAAGTTTAATAAGGTAACAGGTTCTACTTATAAGTCATTCTATAACCTACCTTACTATCCAATTATCAATATAGATATAGGGCAAGACTTCTTTAAGCATAGTGAAAAGTTCCTAAACGAAGAAATGCACGTATTTAACACTTTAGCTGATGAGATAGAAAAGACTAAGACTAGGATAGTTACAAGCCAACATTACCAAACGGGTGACGTGGCAAGTAGTTGGCAACCTAGAAGTAATATGTACGAAATACAAACCTTATCGGTTAAAAGTATGGAGGACTACTTTACATTAATGCCAGGAGATAGAGAGCACCAAATATTCGAGTTCCTACAAGGTGATATTAGAACCGATAAGTATATAGAAACATTTAAGTTTTGTGATTACCAAGTCATACAATTAGCTAACTTAAGTCCAGCCACATTCGGTTATGAGAAAGACTCTTACCAAAATGTAGCTAATATAGAGTTAAACGCTAACCTTACGGATATGACTATAGAGGCTATTAAGAAACAAATAGAACCTCAAGTAAATAACTTAATTACTAACGTAGTAAAACTACAACAAAGCTTAAAGATAGAAGAAAACGCTATTCCTATAGACTTAGTGTGGGACTACGGAAGTAACGAAAGATTTGACGATATGAAAAAGTTACAAGTGCTAGGAGCTATACAAAGGACTATGGCTGTTCCTTACGGAGTACGTTCTAAAATTATTACTCCTATCCTTAACAAACTAATAGACGAGCCAATAGACGATGATACCTATACAAATATGTATAAGCAAGAAAGAGAAGAGTTAAGAATTGAGTACGAAGAGATCTAGCGAGCTGATAGATAAGAACGTATACCTAGTAAATGTACGATATACCAAAATGATGAATAAGACAAAGGAGTTATATTTCCAATGTTTAGAAGAGGGTAAAAGTAAAGAGTTCTTTGAAAAAGAAGTATCTAAAATATGGGATAACGTAGACCATAGATTTATGGATAAGCAAATAGCCGAACTAAGGGAGTTAGTACATAACAATAACGTAGACCAAGCTATTAATATAGGGCGTTTTAAGAACAAAGAGTATCTAGAAACGTTAGGGTGGACGTTTGATGACGAGTATTTCAAATTAACACCAGAAAGCGACTTTAAAATGTTTGAGAAACGATTTAAAAAGAACGTAGTAACAAACTACGAAGTCGCTCATAACTCCATAAAAAATATGGATAAAGAAGAGTATCTAACTAAGAAGTTAAGTAAGTACGATAAACAAGTTAATCAAGTAGTAGCCTACTACCATAAAGGTGGTGGACTAGCTCACTATGTAAAGTTGTCTACTTACTTAGCTATGGTACATAACGTAGACTTAACTCGCTCTGGGTGGAACCAAACACTAGCCGACGCTGAAAAGTTAGATATGAATACTTACATAATACCTTATCACCCATTTAGTTGCTTATATTGTTATGAGTATCAAAATAAGCCTTTATCAGCTTTTCAAGTAGAGCAAATAATAGGCACTAAAGCTCAGGAACAAGTAGGCAACGTACTACACCCAAATTGTAAGTGTACTTTGTCGATATATTGGAGCCCTACACAAATAAGTAGAGAAACAATGATACGCCAAGAGGTAGACGAGCAATACAAAATAAGACAAAAAGTAAACTCACTTACCCTAAGCCGTACAAACCTAAAGACTGACTTAAAAATAGCTAAGTCGGTAGGTAACGAGGGGCAAGTAGATAAGATAAAAGCTAGAATAAGCAAGTTAAACAAAGCTATAAGAGATGAAGTAGGGAAGCTACCTACGGAGTCCTTAAAAAAGCAAGTAAAGGCGATTAATCGCTAGACCAGAGGCTTGAATGTCTTAAAACTTTAAGTTGGTACCAAAAATGCACTTCCAGTTCTAGAATGGAGGAAAAAATGTATGGATATTACTAAATATCTTACAAACAAGGATATTCAACTATCCAATGAGGATTTTAACCTTGAAAAGTTGGAAAAAGATATGAGGAAAGGTTATGTATTAGAGTCCGATAAAGAACAAGCTATAAAAGAAGCAATAAGTAACAACTCTAAAGAAAGCACTTCAAAATACGTAGAACTTGAAAACAAGTATAACGAGTTAGAAAAAAGTTACAGCTCTTTACAAGAACGAGATACAAACCAAACCAAAATGATTGGGGACTTAAAACTTAGAATGTCTTTAATGCAAGAGGGATTTCCAAGCGATAAGCTAGACGAAGTAGCAAGTCTACGCTCTAGTATGTTCGCCGAAGAAACTGACGATACTAAAGCTATCGGACTTATTAAAGATAAATTCGGAGCTACATACTTTCCTAAAAAAGAAGTAATAGACGTCCCAAACGAAATGGCTCTAGGTAATGCTAGTACCCAAGCCAACCCTATAAACATAACACGTAAAACTAGCATAAAAGATTTATTGATTAAATAAGGAGTGAAAAGAAATGAATTATACAAACTTAAACTTAGATTTACAAGGCGTAGTTAAGAAAGTATATGATGATTTACTATACCGTTCTTCATTTATGAACTTCCTTAACCCAGCTTATATTGGTGAAATTAGAAGCACAGGAACACCAATGATAGAAGTTATCAAAACAAAACCTGTTGCACTATCTAACGCTAACGGAGCAACACCAATAGCTCCAACACTAGCTACTTATGATAGTGTAAAAATTGATTTAACTGAATTAGATAAACATTATTCAGTTGCTGTAGACCCTAGATTAAATAATATAGCTCAAGCTATAGAGTCACAAATTAATCAAGAAGACGCTCAAATTGCTAACGCAATAGACGCTTACGGATATGGTAAGTTAGGTTCAGCTACTCAAAGCTTTACATTAACTAGCGACCCTATCGCTGACATTAACGCTTTAAAAGCTACACTATTTAATAACAACGCTTATGATGATTATAAAATGGGCTTAGAGGCTACTGAATATGGTAACTTAGTGGCTAAATTAACTTCATTATTGAAATTCGAAACACTAGCTGGTGTAGAGGGTGTAGATAGAGGTACAGTTGCAAGAGCTTACGGAGTAGATATATTCCCTATTGCTAGTTCAGTTATCGGCTCAAACGTTAAAGGTTACTTTACAAATGTAGAAGCTGTAGCTGGAGATGCTTACTTCTCAAACTTCAACCAATTTAGTGAATATCCAGGCTTACCAGGAATGTTCGTAATTGAAGGTAGAGTAATGTTCGGAGCTGAAATTGTTAGAGATGAAGCTATAGTTAAATTAGCTTAGTAGAAAGGAGGTCAGTTTATGACTTTCTTTACAAAATCCGAGTTTGAAACTAAATATAATAAAACATTACAAACAAGTGATGAATGGAAGATAGAGGCGGTTTGCGATATGATATTCAGCCAAGTAGGTCTTAGATATAGAGATAATACTTGGGACGAAAATACCGCCCCTACACCTATTAAAATGGCTAGTATGGAACAATTAAGATTTTTATTAGAGTATGATATGCCATTATTAGATAATAGAGGTTCTATAAAGGCAGGTAATATGGAAAGCAATCTTAGAACCGATTATTCCACCCTTGCTTTAAGAATACTTGCTAATAGTGGGTATTTATATAGAGGCAATCCAATTAATCAAAATATGGGCTTAAATATACCTTTTTAGATGTATAACGTAAATGGTATGAGTGCTACTCTTATTCAAAACAATAGACATGAGAGTAGTGTATATGACGACCAAGATAAGGTAGAAGTTCCTATAGTAGTATGTCCTTATAATGTCGATGAAGCTGTAAGGTTTGGGGTTTATACTACACCAGAAGCTAAAGGGTATTTTATTATAAAATCAAATGTAGATGTTAGAGAAGGCGACGAAATCCTTTTCCGTAATAGGACATTTTCTATCTTAGAGGTACAAGATAATTGGATATGGAATAAATTAGCTAATATAGGTGTATTAGTAAAATGAGTTATTCTGTTGAAGTTAAGATCATTAAAGATTTACCTGTAGAGCAATTAAGAAAATGGCAAGATAAAGTAGTATATGGTATGGCTAGAGTAACACTAGATATAACTAATAGTTCACATTATTTCCCATATAGAACAGGAGCTTTAAATCAAGGCTCTATGGCTATGGGAGTACAGGGGGCTAATGGTGAGTATGAGTTAGGAGCTACTGGTGTTAGCTATGCTCCAAGAGTTTGGAAGTTTGGTGCTGATACTAATTGGACTAACCCAAGCACATTGCCTCAATGGTATGTAAGTACATTTTCTAGACATAAGACCGAGATAGTACAACTTGCTATTAAGAATGCGGGAAGTGAGTTACGATGAACGAAACGGATAGAAGAAATAAAAATCTAGTTCTTATACAATACCTTAATTCAATAATAAGTGGATATAAGGTAAAAGCTGAATATAGTACAAATGATAAAGATATTAAAGTAATAGTAGTGCAAGAAACATCAGGACAAAAGATTGTATTTTTTGATAATGATAACCCTTTATACAATTATTTTAATATTGAAATATTTAGTAATAGTATAGAAGAAGCATATAAGACAAGTGCTAAAATAGGTGATTTAATAGGTAAAAATATTTATATTGATTTTCAAAATCAAAAATGGCAAATAATGATAAAACAATATAGTAACCCTAGAACCTTATTCTATGAAGATATAAGGCGAGTAGGTTACATTATGACTTTACAATGTATAGTCAATAGAATTGATAAGGAGGCAAGTAACGGTGAATAATGCGGTTAATAACTGGTTTATAAGTAATAGAGAGCTTATTAAGGGCTTAGCTTTTAATACTGGTACTACATCAAGTCCAACTTTTACAGAAGCTTGTACCTCTAGCGAAATTAGTTTAGAAACTGATTTTGAAGAGAAAAACTTTTATGTATTTTGTGACGCTATCCGAAGAACAATCTTAACAGGTGGTTCTTTAAAGATAACAGGTACTATGAAACTAGACCTTAATAATACAGCAAATATGACATTACTTTCTAAAATACATTCATTTATAACAGATGGTGAAATATCACAATTTAATGATACTATTCAGTTCCAATTATTAAGTGGTGTATCAGGAAGCACAATGACATATACAAAATATCAAGCTCCAGTAGTTATCAAGCTTAGTGATCTAGGCGGTAATGCTGAAGATGAAGCCGAGTTCAGTTACGAACTTAGCTTACAAGGAAAAGGAACAGTAGTAACAAGTTCTTAATATCCTTTTAGGTAGGAGGGAAACCTCTTACCTTTTTTAAATAGAAAGGAAGTGACAATATGCAAGGAGCTGAAGTCTTAACAACCTTTAAAGCTGATACTAAAGAAATGGACAATGCTACTAAAGGGATACAAGACAATCTAAATGATACTCAAAAATTATGGGTAAAAGGTTTTCAAGTAATGACACTAGCTGTAGACGCTTTTGTCGGAGCTTTAGTAGCTGGGGGTATACAATATAATGCACAAATGCAAACTTTTAGCACAAGATTAAATACTTTGACAGGTTCAGCAACGGAAGCTGATAAAGTTCTACAACAAATAAAGAAAGACGCACTTACAACTCCTTTTGATGTAGCTAGTTTAACACAAGCCGAAAGCTTATTATTGTCTACAGGTTTAAGTGCTGAAGAAGCAAGAAAAGATATATTAGCTTTAGGTGACGCTGTTAGTGCTAGTGGTGGTGGAAATGCCGAACTACAAAGAATGGCGGTTAATTTACAACAAATAAAAAACGTAGGTAAAGCTACGTCGTTAGATATAAAGCAATTCGCCTATGCTGGTATTGATATATATGGTTTATTAGCTGATAGTCTAGGAATGACTAGAGAAGAAGCAAGTAAAACTGAGGTAACTTATGAAATGTTAAGTAAAGCTTTACAAAATGCAAGTGCCGAAGGTGGTAAGTATTATAAAGCTATGGAAACCCAAAGTACAACTTATAATGGTGCAATGAGTAACTTAACTGAAAGTATAGATGTAATGAAGGGAGCTTTAAGTGAGGGCTTATTCAATGCATTGTCAGGAGTTATTCCTTATTTAACTAGCTTCTTTAATTGGGTTACTAAAAACAAAGATATAATCACCGCTATAGCTGTTCCTTTATTAGTATTTATAAATGTTTTATCAGGTTTATTAATGGTAAGTAAAATATCTGGTTTATTTACTAAACTATGGGGTGTTTTAATGGCTAACCCTGTAGGTTTAATAATAGCGGTAATAGCTGGTCTTGTAACAGCGTTTGTGTATCTATGGAACCATTGTGAAGCTTTCCGTAATTTTTGGATAAATATGTGGAATGGTATAAAAGCTACATTCTTAGTAGTAACAACAAATATACAAATGGGTATCGATAAAATCAAAAATGCTTTTAGTAAATTAAAAGATTGGATATCTAATATATGGAAATCAATTAAAAACGTATTTAGCAATATGGGAACCAATATGAGTAATATAGGTTCTAATATAGCTAAAGGTTTATGGAATGGTCTTAAATCAATGAAAGATTGGGTAATAAATAAAGTTAAAGACATGGGTAAATCAATCTTAAATGGTCTTAAAAAGGTGCTAGGTATAAAGTCACCTAGTAGAGAGTTTGCGATTGTCGGTAAATATTCAGCTGAGGGATATGTAGAAGGACTTGACGGAATGCAAAAAGAAATTGATAAGACAGTTAATGCTACATTTAACCCATTTACTAATAGTTCTTTAGGAGCTATGACAATGCCTAGTCCTACAAATAATATAACTATTCATAATTCAATGAAAACAGACGCACTAGGTCAATTAGTCAATGATGTTAAAACATTTTCAGGTGGGGCTAAAAATGACTATAACTACGTAGGAGGTTATTAATATGTTAAAAATGACAATAGACAATGAAGAGGTTGTTAGTGATAAAGATATAACGATCAATGAGGAAATGCTATCAGCTTCAAGTACAATTTTAAATAATGTGTATCCTAAAGAATGGGAAGAGGATAAAGACTATACAAGTAGATTTTATTATCCTCAAGACTATTCTAAGGCACTAATACAAAGAAGTTATGTAACACAGGAAGCCGAGGCTGGTACTACTATTCAAGTAAATGGTAGTGTTACTCTTAATGATGTAGATACAACTAAAAATAGTAGAGTGTTAAGACTACTAGGACAAACAAGCCAATCAGGAACACCAACACCAAGTTCACCTATACCAGTAAATGTAGTAAGTGGAGATAATGAGATAGTAGTTAATGGCAAGAATTTTTATAAAGTAGATAACACACCACAAACAACCAAGAATGGAATTACTTATTCAATAGAAAATGGAACAATAACTTTGAATGGTACAGCTTCAGCTTCTACCGATATAGATTTAAGTACAACATATTTACTAAATGCTAACACTTATACAATATCCACTAATGTTATATCTGGTTCTTATACGGGAACTGTAGGTAAATATGTAAGAAAAAAAGTAGGTTCAGGTTATTCTACAATACTTGATGGTGGAGCGATAGCAAACACAAGAACACCTACAACTAGTGAAAGTACTGATATAGCGTATAGTGCTTTATATGTAGCTAATGGAGCAACTTTTAGCAATTATAAAATAAATATCCAACTAGAAAAAGGCAATCAAGCCTCAGCCTACGAACCCTATCAAGGTAATACCTATAATATAGATTTACCAGTAGAGAATTTGTTTTTCTTACCGAATGAAGAAACAAGATATGGAGTAACTTATTCAAAAAATGCAGACGGTACAATAAATATTAGTGGAACAGCTACAAATGATGTATATTTTACAGCTTATGTTGACTTTACTGATATAAATTTAAAAAATGGGGAAGTTTATACTTTTTCAGCAAATAAAACAATTAGTTCAGGCTTGGAATTTAGATATGAAGCTTACAATGGAAATAGCTGGGTTAGACATCTTATTACACCTTTAGATAGTACTCATCAAAAAAATACCAAAGCTATAAATTTATCAAATGGTACTCGAGTAAGAACTACGATATATATAAGTAATGGGGCAACTGTTAATATTTCTAACATAGGAGTACAGGTAGAAAAAGGTTCTAAACAAAATAACTTCACCCCATACGGAACAACACCAATAGAACTATGTAAAATAGGAAACTATCAAGACTATATCTATAAAGATAGTGATAAGTGGTATTTACATAAAGAGATAGGTAAAGTTGTTTTAAATGGTAGTGAAAGTGGTTGGGGTTATGATACTACAAATCAATTCTTTGTAACGGCATTTACAGGATATTTAGTATCAGGAGTTAATATACCTTATTGTGATTATTACAAAGGTAGAATACCAGTAACAGCAGGGGCAAACGTACAAAATAATGAAATAGCTTTAAGTAGTGATAGTACAAAATTAAGGGTATATGTTAAAAACACTTCTATAACTTCACTAGCTAATTGGAAAATTTGGTTAGGAAGTAACAATATATCGCTATACTACATACTATCAACACCAACAAATACTGAAATAACATATCAACCTTTAATAGACCAATTAAATGCTTTATCTAGTCAGTAGGTGATTTTATGAAATTATATGACGGAACAACAAATATAAGTATAGTTGGTAATGATCTACCTATTATTCTAGAGTTAATGTATAACATCTATACTGTTAAAGAAAATTTCTTAATAGAACCTACCACTAACTTTAGTGTAGTTAGCAATAGTGGTGGGTTACCACCTATAGTAGAGTTAAATTATAATCAAGTAAATGAAGAAATACAAACGGATACTATATT